CATTGTCATTAACAACAACTCTATCTGCGTCTGCAAGTGTAGTTGATGTTGCAGAAGTATTACCATCTACTATGTTTAATTCAGTGGCAGTGGATGTTACTCCGTCTAATATATTTAATTCTGCTGCAGTAGAAGTGACTCCATCTAATATATTCAACTCTGCTGCAGTAGATGTTACTCCATCTAAAATGTTAAGTTCTGCTGCAGTAGAAGTAATAGAAGTTCCTGCTATTTGCAATGTTGTTGCATTTACTTCTCCACTAGAACCATATATAACTGCTTTACTATTTACGATTGTACCTGCAGATGAACCATCAACTAAGTTTATCTCTGCTGCAGTTGATGTTACCCCATCAAGTATATTCAATTCATCAGTCGTTACTGTAGCACCATCAAGTATTTCAAGCTCTGCTTCTGATATACCTGCAGAGCCTATTGTAACTGTTCCTGCAAAAGTAACATTAGCACCACTAAAGGTCATAGCAGTTGTGCTACCTGATTTAATTATTAAATCACCACTAGTATTTGTAAGAGAAGCAAATTGCGTTCCACCATCTTTAAGTACAATATCTCCACCATCTGCATCTAAAGTAATATCACCTGCAGTGTCTACAAGAACTGCACCATCTGCTACTAAGTCTAGTTGTCCGTCTGTACTAGAATTGATGTATATTGCTGTGTCTCTGAATTGTAACTTCTCTGTAGAAGCAATAAGTATGCTATTACTAAATTCAAAATAATCCTCGTCTTCTTTCCATGTTAATGCACCATCATTTCCATTTGCATCAAAATTGATAACTATATCTGCATCTGTTGAACCATCTCCAAACGTAAGAGTGTTACCTAACAGCTTTGTAATAGGACCACCTTCGTTGGCTGTACCATCGTGTGTATGTCCTGTGGCAGCCTGAAATGCTGCAAGTATTTGATTAAACTCATCATTAGTATGAGCTGCGGTTATCACATCTCCGTCACTATAAGAGGATTGTCTAGTATAAGTTGTTCCCATTTATCTTCTAGCTCCTGTTTGATATTCTAACTGAAATCCTTTTAATGAATATGGTGCAGTAGAACCACCATCATTAACTCTCAATGCAACTGCAAAACCTGAACCTTCAACAGATTGTCTGAAGAGAGGTCTTGATGTTCCACCATATGTTCCTTTTTTAGAAGAACTTGTTCCGTATGTAGATGTTCCATATATAGCTGCAACATCTTCTGAATCTAAAGGATAAGCTGCAGGTTGAACTGCCTCTCTAGATTCATAATCATATCTTAAAAATAAATCTGCATCCACTGATGATTCAGGTTCAAAGTTTACAATAACACGTTGCATATGTTTACGTAAACCTGCATCACCAAATGTTAAATCAGGACTTCTGTATTTGCCACTAATTATTGTGCCATCAAAGTCATCGCCTGATTCTTGTCTATATATAAATCCATTTGCAAAATCACCATGTAAAACTATTACATTTCCTGAACTTATAAAAGTATCTGTAGCAGAGGGTTTAATTCCTTTTATTTTAGAAAACTCAAACCCTTGCCCTTTCATAACACAGATAACTCCTTCAGTAGTTCCTTGTGCTTCACCTGTTTTTGAAAAGAATATTCTATATTGAGTTTTATCAGGTATAACTACAGATTCAAACTGCCCTGCATTATTTAAGTTTTCATCAAATAAACTTTGAACATTAGAACTTATAGTTCCTAATTCAACGTCACCAATTCTTGCAGTACCTGCAACAGTTCTTAATCCATCAGGACCTAGAAATATTAAGTCACCTGCAAATTCTTGAATTGTATTTCCGTTAATACATCCTATATCTCTTGTTACTGCAGTTATGGCAAAATTACTACTTGATGTTCCTGACAGTTTAAATATTCTGTTTTCACAAAATATAAATAAATCTTCTCGGAAAACTTTTAATCCTGTTATGGTATCATCAACTTTAATACTTCCTGCACCACTTCCTGTAAGAAAGTTATCTTCATCAAAAGGCACACTAAATATTATCTCTTGTTTAGAGCTAGACATACCTGCATAGAACATATGTTCTTTAAACGCTTTTACAAACTTTGCACCTGTTATTGCAGTGCTAACTTCATTAGTTCCTGCTGAATCTACGTCTGTTGCATTAAATGATGTATTAAATACTGTTGGTGCATTTGTACCATCTGCAACAATTAACTTATCGTTGCCGTCAAAGTTATATCTTTCAAAAGTGTATTTACCTGCACTCGTTCTACCACTATCTACAGTAGTCCAAGATGAACCTCCTGCGTCTGCAGTAAATATATTTGTTCCTCTTGCTGCTACAACTTTATCTCCAAAGGTAGCGACCATTAATATTTTTTCTGATGTGTCTGAAGTATGAGGAACTACTGCAGTTACATATTTACTAAATCCATTTATTCTTCTATAACCACCTTCAATATCAGGCTCAAAGTTTTCTAACTCTAATGCTTGACCCGGTTGCATCATAAAGGTTGACCTGTTGAGAACTAACCCACCTTCACAGTTAAATGCTACAGGTGTAACTTGAGATGAATCAGGCATTTACGTAACCCTTACACTTAAATCTGCACTACTAGTGTATCCTATTTTTGGTATAAATGTAGACCTAATGTATTCAAATCTATTAACTAACAAGGTTTGCATATTTTTTATACCTTGCTCAAATCTAGCAAAGTTTAATTGATACTGATTTGTCTCTCCTCTGTATTGATAAACAAAAGCAGTTGCTCCATCTACTATCACTGCTGCAAATCTATCAGGTATAGTTGTAGTATCACCATGAGCAGACATATCTGATGGAAAAGAAAAGAAATCATATTTTAATACAAATGTTTTTGTAGGAAAGGGATAGAGTAAAAAGTTGTTGTCAGGTGTTCTAGATACATATTGTGGAACACCACCTTGTTCAAATTGTGCTACTTGCACACCACTTGCTATTGAAGCAGCAGTAGTATCGTTAGCACCTCTAGTGCAACCTGTAAATGTTGTGCTAGTTGTTCCTGTGTATGTTACTTGCTCATTAGCTATAAATAGTGTACCTGAACTATCAAAGCCTGTTGTGCTTGAAACAGTTATAGTTGTAACACTGTCTGTGTGTGTAGTGCTTGTAGTAGTTGTTGTTATTTCATCTTCTTGTGTGATATAACTATTTACATAATCGTTATAATTAAGAACATATAGTCTACCACCACTAGAACCTAAATCTGAATCCTTTACTAATCTAAATGTATTATAATCAACTGTCTTTGCATCTGTAGGTATAGTATATCTTACTGTTCCCGGAACTAGGGTTTCTGATTTTGTTGAATGATTAAAAGGATATTGAAATTCTTTTTGATTAATATATCTAACAGACTCATTTATTGCATTTTGTGCTTGAGACTGTATTCCTCTAGCAGAAGAGAACGTTGCCGAAGTTAATGCTACTTCATTTAATCTTGCTAATACTTTATTTGTTAATGTTAAGAAGCTCTCTGCCATTATAATTCCTAAATGTTAAGAGGAGCAAGTTGCCCTGCTCCCCTAAATAGTTATGCTAACTGGTCTCTATCGACCTCATCAGGCTTATCATCTAAGCCATGACCTGCTAAATCAATAACAGTGGCATACATTCTAAGTCTGCCTGTAGCTGGAGCAGCACCTGCAATCTTAGCATCAATAGTATCTGTAGTAGTTACAAATTGAGTATAAGTTGAGGCTGCACTTCCCACAATAGTGTTAGTCTGACCATTACTACCTGCTGCACAAAAACCTGTAGAGGTTATATCTGCACCATCAATAATGTCATCACCTGCTGCGAAGTCCATATCAAGAGTACAACTGCCAGTGAATGCTTTCATCACTTCTGCACCTGCATTCAAGACTAGAGTGTTCGCAGGTATTTCTAACACCTGAAAAATGTCTCCGTCTGAGAAGCTACCACCTGCTGCTACTAATGCATCAATATCAAGGTAAGCCTCAATATTTCTCATTACATTAGTATTTTTAGACGATGGCATAGCCACAATAGAGTCAGAAAAGATACCTGTGGTATCCTTTGAGGTTAAATCAAAAGTTGCCATTTATATCTCCCTTATCCTACGTTATACTTGGCAGTAACGATTGCTTCAGGTCGAAGAATCTTTCTACCATACATATGCATACCACGAACAATATCAGCAAAAGAATCAGGGTCTCTATAAGTCTCTGTTTTGTTGATTTGCTCGGCAGTAGCTACTGCTGAACTATGTCCTGCAACGATAACACCAAAGTTTGTATTTTGGTTAGCAGTTCCAGATGTTCCCGGACCTGTACCTGCTGCAGGTAGGTTATTGGACATATACACATCAAAGCCATGTATCTTTCCAACAGATAGTCCATTTCTTAATCCACCTGATTCACCAAAGTCACCATTGAGAAGACGTGAATCTTCATCTTTTAAGACTTCAATAAATGTTGGATGTAAGACTAACCATCTTCCATCAGCGTCTACAAACTGTGTATCAAGCAGTCTGCCCATTCTAGCAATCACCTGTAAAGGAGTTGCAGTGGCAGTTGCTTGTGCAGTTGCACCACCTAGTCTTGGAGCTATTGGGATAGAATGGTCACCAGCACTACCTGTAGTGATGTTACCAAAGCTATCTTTTCTTAGCTTCATGCTTGTCAACAATTCGTCAGAACCTGCAGTTGATACTGCTTTAGTTCCATTAACTGTTGAGTTAGCTGAACTTGCAACTGCATTATTAGATGCCTGTGCAAATCCTGACAAATAACCAAGTACGTCTTGGTCATAGTTATCTTTCAGTCTGTAACCTGCTCTGTCACTTGCGAGTTGAGAGAAGTTTACGTGACTGTGAGCCTCTTCAATATCGTCTATCTTAAAAGCAAAATAGTTTGCTTTGTCAATAGTCAATGTGAAGTCTTCATCGTCAAGGTCTTGAGGTTGAACGTTTGCACCTCTAGCGTATTCCTTAACAGTGATTTCTGGCTCTTTTATTATTTTTACGGAATCACCCATGTTGGCAATCTCACCAAAGTAATCTGAATTGGTGATATTTTCAACAACGGAGTTCTTCCTGAAGGCTAACTGAACCTGCTTAGAGTAAATAACTGGGGAGAAATTACCATTAGGCAGATTACCATAACCTGCTGCAGTTTTAAATGCCATTTTTATCTCCATTGAAATAAACAAATGTATACTTAATGTATACGACAGATTTTCTTTTCATCGGCTAATAGTGTTTGAGGTTGTGTGTTTAGTAGCTATTTAAACACAGGCTCATACCATCAGGTAGGCTTCCAAGTTTAGTGTGAGTGCGAGTGTCCTAGAAAAGGGGTCACACTCCTAGTTACATATAGTTATATTCATAAATAACTATTTGTCAATACTTTTATCTAGCAGAGCCTGAAACATCATAAATAAAGTTTCCTGCCCTTATAGCTTCCATGATTGTGTCAGAATTTTTCTCATATTCATCTGCAGACATTCTTTGAACATCTGATTCTTTAATCATACTATTTTTGCCTGTAGTATCAGGCATACTTTTTTTAGTCTTCGTTGCAACTGCTTTAGCAGCCTCTTTTCCACTATTGACCTTTTCTTTCGTGCCAATATTTCTATCTGACTTGTAGAGGTCAATGGCTCTTGCTGCAGACCTTGCATCTTGACTATTCTCATATAATGCATCCTGTACCCATTTAGGCTGTTCCTCTGCCCACTCATGAAAGTCATCGCTTTCTCTTATATCTGCAAAGTCAGGATGAATTTGTAGTAATTCTACTTCTGCTCTTTCTTTTACAGTTTTAGCATTTAGTTCATCTATCTCTTTTATTTTCTTTTCTAAAGAGTGAGACTGTTCTTTTGCTTTTTTTATAGCTATGGTTTCTACAATTCCTGCTACATCAGGATATTCTTTTGCCCACTCCTCTATCTCAGCTTCAGTCTTAGGTAACTTGATTTCTTTTTTAGTAGCTTTTTCTAATTGCTCTTTTAGGGAATCAAGTTGTTTTTGAAACTCTCTTTCTTTTTCTTGAGAGTGTCTACGCAAATCTCCATAACGCTTTTTAAAAGTTCTTTCTTCAGCACCCTTCGGTTCTTCCTCTTCTTCTGTTTTCTTATCTTCAACAGTTTCTTCAGTTTCACCTTGAGCCTGTTTCTTTAGTTCTTCTAACTCCTGCTCATCTTTTTTTATTCTATCTTCATGAGTAGAAGGTTTTGCCATAAATGCTGTTTTAGTTGGTGTAGCATCTACCACCATTTCTTGTGCTTGTTCAGCCATATTTTACTCCTTGGGGTTATCGTAGCCATATCGTAGGGGGATAAGTAGCCAACTATGTGGGTTATTTACGTGAAGCTAACCCACCTCGCTTCTTTTTAACTTTCTTCTTTTTCTTTTTACCTGCAAGTCCACCTTGTTTAAACATAGAACCATAGTCATCTGAACCACCACCACCTGTGTTACTATCAAATCCACCACCATCATCAGTGCTATCATCATAAGAGTCATCACCTACTGTGCTTTCAGGTTCAGTGCTATCATCATAAGAGTCATCACCTACTGTGCTTTCAGGTTCGGTAGTATCATCAGTATCTTCATACACAGGTTCATCATCTCTAATATCATCTTTATATTCTTGAGTATCCTCTACACGTTCATCGCCTGTTGCTACACTTGGTTCATCTACTTTATATGTTTCACCCATCTCTTTTAAAAAGTTTTGAGCTTTAGTATTTGTTGGGTCTTTCATTAAAGCATCTTTAGCACTTTCAACTCCACCATAATACCCTGTTTTAGCAGAGGCAGACATAGCATTTACAAAATCTGTAAATGATGTGTATGAAACTTGTCCTGTATTTATATCCTCGGCTTGTCCATACTGTGTAAAAAACTTACCTGTATCTCTATCAATAGTTCCCTTTGCAGTGCCAAACTCAAACTTAGGTTCAGCTACACCTAGTTTAGTTGCCAATTCTTCATAAGATGTATATCCTGCTTGTTGTGCTAGAGCATTATTTTGGTCTGATTTTTTATCAAACATAGCTACAGTCTCTGAAGCATCTGCAGGAAATAGACCACCAAAACGTTCATCTCTTGGTAATCCTGATTTTATTTTATCTAAGGCTATACCTATAGGTCCTGCTTTAAATAAACTTCCTATTGCATCTGTTATTGGATTACGCTTGTCTTTAGCTAGTGTAGAAGCAACTCTATATTCTTTTGTATCAGGTTCTTGTTGACTATCGTCACCACTATCTGTTACTCTTGTTGTATCTACTGTAGCTCTAGTTGGGTCTTTTTCCTCTGCTTCTTTCTTTATTACTTCTGCCTGTTTAAAACCTGCAGGTATAGGATAAATAGGCTTACCATTTATAAAAGGTATGTATAATTCTTCACCTGTCTCTTCATTAACAAATCTTTTTGTTTCACTTCTAGGTAACTGTCCAAAAGGTGCTCCCACTAAACCTGAATAAGGTGGTGTAGCAGCAGTATCTGTACGTGGTTTGTATTGAGGTTGACCTGTAGTAGTATAAGTAGGTTTTGTAGGAGTGGTAACTTTTGGTGGTGTAATAGCATAAACAGATGGTCTTTTAGGAAGTTGACCCGGTTGTTGAGTAGTAACACCCGGAACTACATTTTGTTGATTAACCTGAGGTTGATTAATATTTAAACCACCTTGTTGAAATTTTTGAGGTTTAAAAGGTACATCATCAGGTACAGTAGCTTCATTAGAGTTTCCCATCTGACCCATCTCATCCATAAGTTTTAAACCTGACTTTGCATCTTGTCTTAAATTCATAAGTTTTTCAAGACCATGAAAACGTACAACGTCTGCAGGTAAAACAAACTCACCTTCACTAATATTTATTGGAACATCATCTCTTACTTCTTTTTTTAAAGAGCCTACAGGAACTTGATTTTGTGATTGCATATCAACTGTTTCACCTTGGTCTTTCAAACCACCTTTACGTTTTAGTTCTCCAAGTTCAAACATTTCCATTTGTTGTTTAGTATTTTTAGCCATCGTTTCCCAATACCTCTTCTCTAAGTAGTTTTAGTCTACGCAATGCTCCTATTGCACCCTGCGTTCTATAAAGAACTGTTGTATCCTCTGCCTGTTCCATAGCTTTATGATGTTGCTCTATAAGAGCATCAAGATATTTATTGAATTGGAGCTGGTGGTTGACCAGTGGCTTGAGGTTGCTCAATATTTCCTTGTTCATTATTTCCTGTAAATCCTTGCTCTTCAGGTAATGGTGCTTGTCCTACACCTATGTTTGCACCACCTGCACCTGTTGGGTCATTTGGGTCTGCACCTGCAGGAGCTTGTCCTTGTGGTGGTTGTTGTGGTGGTTGCTCACCTTGCATACCTTTTAGCATTTCTGCTTGTAACATTGCTTCATCCATATTGTTAGTAACCTTTGTAGGGTCTAAATCCATAGACTTTGCAATCTCACGAACTATGTAATTAAATTTAGCAAAAGGTGCAAGAGCAGGATTAGATGCAACTTGTAAGAATTGCATTAATCTTTGTGACCTAACTTCATTAGCCATGAGACTTTCTGTACCACGAGCTATCACTTCTAAGTCACCTTTTATTTCAGGATTAAAATTAAACTGCATATTAAATCTAAACAATCCTTCACCTAATGGTTTAAGTAAATAATCATCTACATTTTTAATCACAGTTTTAATACTACCTGACGCTGCACCCATAAGCATGGATATACCTGCAGCAGTTCTGCCTACACCTGATACACCTGTTTGACCATGAGCAAATGATGGCATACCTGTACTCTCATCTGCCAACTGTCTTGCTTTGTCAAACAGTTGCATATTCTCATTTGATACGTTTGGAAACTTTGTACCAAATATAGCTTGACCCGGTGCTCCACCTTGTCTTCTAAATATCTTTCCCGGATATACAGACAAGTCTTGACCCGGAACTAAATTAGTTTCATCTACTTCTATTAATAGGTTTCCTGACAATACTGCATTATCTACTGCCATTCTCATAAAACCATTCATAAGTGTTTGTGTATCATCCATGTTCTCTGCTAAACCAACACCAAAGAATGAATATGGATTTAATTCATAAGGTGCTGCCATAAAAGGTATCTTAGCAGGTTTAAATGGATTTAATACTGCTCTAAGTAATTTACCATTACATACCCAAATATTTGCTTGTAACTCTTCAAAGTCTTCTAATTCTTTAGGTATATCTACGTCTTGTTCTAGAAGCATTTCTACATCCATCATACCCCAATACTCTAAAACTTCAAATCTATCTATATAGTTTTCTTGATTGTAATCTGTTAAATCATCTTCCCAATATTTTTTAACATAATTTTCACCATCTGATATAGCTTCTTCTATAACTTTATCTCTAAAGTAAGGTCTACGTTTTAATCCACGCAATTCTGTTCTAGACATTTTATGTCTTTGAACAACAAACTGTGCTTGGTCTACATTAGTAGCATCAGGGTCAGGATAAAAATCCCACACAGATACATGATTAACTTGGGGTATAGTTTTAAATATAGGATTATATTCACCTTCATCACTCCAATTAGGATACTCTTTATCTATAGCAAAAGGTCCTTTCATAACCCCTGTGCCAAATAAAGCCATTTCAAAAGCAGTGCTTCTTAAATGTTTGTTTGCATTTGATTCTTGTAGTTGGTCTACAATTTGTTTTTCCATAGCTTTTGCTGCGACTAAAGCAGGACTAAACGTTATCGCTGTAGGAGTTTTGCCACTGCCTTCTTCCAAGCCTTCAACATTCTGCAAAATTTCTTTGAGAGGACCAAGCCTTTCTTGTAAACTTTCTGCAGTAGCTCCTTTAGGTAACTCATTACCATCTTCAGGGAAACCATAAGGAGACTGTACATCTCCTTCGTCTTCTCTATTACGTAATTCTTGAGGTTTTTTAGGGTCGAAATTAACATCCTTTGCAACTCCTTCAGGTAGTTCTGTTGGCTCTATACTTATAGGAAATTTATTTCCTGCAAATAAGACATCGACTATTTGCCCATACGCAGCCAACGTTTTAGTTTTTGTTATCTTTATAAATACTCTAGACTTTTCTGCCTCAGTAAATTGAACATCAGGTCCGTATAATCCTCTATAGTTTCTATAAGCTCTAATCCATCTTTGCTCATCTTCATATCTATAGTCTTCAGATTTTTTAAAACTACCAACAACGTGGTCTACAATACTTGAGACCCCCATGTCTGCGTTTACTGAATCTTCTACATCTTCTAATGCAATAGCTTCGTCTTCAATATTTATTTCATCTTCTGCCATATTAATATCCAAAGGTTGAGTCTGCTACAGGCATACCTGTCTTAGGTCTACCCATAGGTTCATAGTCAAATATACTAAATCTTGGTCTTGACATTATACCATATCTTAATGCATCATACAAGTGGTCTTCTGCTTTTGTATCCACATCTTCAGGGTTCTTTTTATCTAGAGGTATAGCAGGTAGTTGTGAGATTGTTTCTGTGCAAGTGTTAAAAAATACCATTCTTGGTTCTTCAGTAAACTCGTCAACTTGTAATCTTCTATGTATTTCATTTTTACCTGATACCCTACTTCCTCTACTTCTATCTGATGGTCTAAATCTACATCCTTTTTGTATCATCTGTTCTGCTAAACTAGGACCTGTGTCTCCACGTTTATGCCATAAAGAACTATCTAATACACCATACTTTATATTACCATCATCTTCTTCTAGTTCTAAAATCATATCTGCCAAATCTGTGGCAAGGACTTTAGAAACGTACAACTCTCTATATACAACAATCTGCTCATCTGGACTAATAGCAAACCACAACACAGCACTATAAGAGCCATAACCATAATCACAAGACCTAAACTTAACCCAATTTCTTGGAATGTTAAAAGGTTCAATAACGTGAATATCCCTATCAAACTCAGTAAAAGCAGCACCTTCTTTAATATCCCAATCACCTTCAAGCAACTGTCTTTGTTGGTGTTCAGGTAAGGAAAGAAGCATCGCTTCATAATCACCTTGACTTGAGAGGTACGGATTATCAGATAATCTAGCAGGTATAAATCTTCTTTTAAATAATGACTGACCTGCTTTACTGTGTCCATCAGGATACTTGAGAACTTTTCCTGTTTCAATATTTGTGGCATCAAATGCTCTTCCATAAGGTGCAGGGTCAATAAACATTTTTTTAACCCACTGATGACCCGGACCTCCCGGATTCGTTGTTGCTCTCATATACACTGGTAAATCATGTGCAGTAGAACGAAGTCTTGACCTCATGTAGTTCCAAGCAAATGGTGTTGCCCATTGCGTTAATTCGTCAAAGCCTATCCAACTAAAAGCTAAACCTTGGTATCTTAATACATCATCATCTCGGTCTAGGTATGACATCCACAGTCTTGCA